AACGCTATCGTTGCCGGTTCCGACGATGCGACGAACGTTGCCGAAATCAAGCGCATCTTGGATGACCGCTGGACGGCAACCGTGCAGCAGACCGGCGTGTTGTTCTTCAGCCTGAACGGCTGTAGCGTGACCGAAAATGAAGGGACCGAAAATGAAGAAACGACCGATTATGGCACAGCAAGCCTTGATGCCCTCATGGAACGTGGCGGCAAACTGAATTCCCAGGTGATTTGCTTGCCGTCTCTTCCGGAAACGCCGACTCCGGGCTTCGAAGTTGCTGCCGCCGTGCTCGGCTGCGTTGCCCCGAAGGCCCTGAACGACCCCGCTCAGCCGCTTTCTAACTGGGCTGTCGCTGGCATCGTCGCTCCGCGTGAAACCGACCGTGAAGACCTCGAAGGCAATAACCTTCTCCTGAAGGCCGGTTGCGCCCTGTTGACCTGCGGTAACGACGGCACCGTGTATCTCAAGCGCATGGTGACAACCTACAAGACGAACCCGGCCGGTGCTAAGGATACCAGCTACCAGCAGCTCGAAAAGGTGTTCACGCTCTCGTTCTTGCGCTGGGACTGGAACAATTACCTCGCTGGCCGCTACCCGCACGCAAAGCTTGCGGATGACGGTACGGACTTTGGCCCGGGCCAGGTGATCATGACTCCGAAGCTTGGCGAAGCCGAACTTTTGGGCCGCTACGAATACTGGATTTCGAAGGGCCTTGTCCAGGATTACGCCACCTTCAAGGCGAACCTTGTCGTGGCTCGCGATCCGGACGACGATACCGCGCTCCAGTTCCTCATCCCCGCCGACTTGATTGACCAGTTCTTCATCGGCAAGTCCAAGATTCAGTTCAAGTAAAGGAGGCTCAAGATGGCTTTTGAAGACGTGGGTGGAACCCACAAGCTCTATGTGAACGGCGTCCAGTTCAACCTCAAGGGCGACCCGACTATCGATATCGGCGGCGAAAAGCGCACGCCTATCATGGGTGTCGATGGCCGTATGCACGGCTACAAGGTCGAAACCATGCCCGCGAAGGTGTCCGGCACCATTACCGATACTTCCGACCTGGACCAGATTGAACTCCGCCAGCTGAAAAACGCCACCGTGAAGCTCGAAAAGCCAAACGGCAAGGTGTTCGTAATTACCGGAGCCGCTTTCAGTGGCGACCCGAGCGAATCCGGAGCCGAAGGCGAAATCAGCTTCGAATTCTCTGGCCCTCCGGGCAAGGAACTCATGCCGTAGTTCGATGCTTTTTCTACGGCTTATATCCGCGTTCACGTTTTGGGTGATGGCTTACGCTGTCTCGGCTTGAGTGTGCGAGACCTTCCACCAGGTTCGAGTCCTGGACGCGGCTTAACTTTTCACATTCCATAAAAGGAGTAAAAATATGGATTACAAACTGATTGTTCCCATCAAGAAAGTGGATGGAACCGAAATTGACCATGTGACCGTTAGGGAGTCTTATACAGGTCGAGATGTCCGAACTGTTTGTAACAGTAAGGGCGAAGGTGACGCACAAGTTAGATTAGTTATGTGCGCAACGGGCCTTTCTGAAAACAACGTTGACAATATGGATGCAAGAGACGTGAACGCTATTTCTAAGATGGCAAAGCCTTTTTTCGCGGCTGGGGAAGCTTAGGCTTCGACGACGGTTTTGCCGCCTTGGCGGGTGTTTTCCACTGGTCTTATGACCAGATTATGGACCTGGATGCTGAAGCGTTTGCATTCAGCCTGAATGCGGCGTTAAAGTTTGCCGGATGGATGAAGGCAAAAAAGTGACCTTTTTGGGTCACTTTTTACGTTTATTCCAAGTTGGAATAGCGTAAACCATAAATTTTACTTATTGTGTTAAATTTTGACAAAAGAATAATATATATTATGATTAGAGGGTAAGATCATGAAAAAGGTAAAAGACATAAAGCTTGGAACTGGCTTAAATGCCGGACTTCCATCTATTCGCAAGATTTATGTTCTTTGCGTCGTAATTCCCTTTATTCTGTTTTGGATTGGGATTCTTTCTCCGTTGTGGACGGACAATTTTATTGTCTATGTCTTTGCTTTGGTACCGTATTATCTTTATATTATTCTTTTGAATAATGAATGGCTTGATGGCCGTTTTTTATGCGATACTAAAATCGGAAAATACGCTTCTAGGATTTGGGCGTTTAATATCGGTTTGTCGGCGCTTTCTAGTCTTTTTCTGTCTTTTCTTTGGACTCGTTCTGATTTGTTTTTGTACGGAGTTTCCTTGATGGCGTTGGTGAATGTTGTTCCGGCGTTTGTGTCTTTGCTTGCGGCTCTGTTTTTGCATAAAACAAGATATGAACGATTTCCTTTGTGGGCACCACCTGCTGGCGATGGGTAAAAAAGTTGTGACTAATTGAGTTTTTTATAAAGGCTGTGTGATTATTTTTATCACATGGCCTTTTTAAATGTGTCGTTAAATTTGTTGTCCGGAAATTCGTTCGTAAAAGCTGCGGGCGATGTAAAAATTTTTAATTCCAATCTTAAAAATTCTGCCGGCATTTTAGATGATTTGAAGAAAAAAATTGGCTTTTCGCAAAAAATTACAGGTCTTGCATCTGCATCTACGCTAATCACAAATTTTTCGTCTGGTGTCAAGTCGGCTGTTATGAATGTCGAGCGGTTGGTTGACAAGATTGGTGAATATGCAAATCAAGGTGACCGCATTGCAAAAACTTCTAGGCTTGTAGGCCTTTCTGTTAAGGATTATCAGGCTTTTGACCAGGCGGCCCGCCATGCGGGAATGTCTACCGAAGAAATGGATAATGCGTTGAAACGCTTTAACGTAAATCTTGGTAAGGCGAAAGCTGGGGATAATAAGTCGTTTAAGGTTTTTGACGCTATTCTTGGTGGTAAAAAGATTTCTGATTTCAAGGATTCTACGTCGTTGTTGGCTGCGGTTGCTGATGGTTATGCTAAACTAGGCACTGCTGAGCAAAAGGCAATGGTTTCCCAGGAATTGTTCGGAAAATCGGGCCTTAAAATGTCTGAACTGCTGAAAAATGGCGGTGAAGATCTTAAGAAGCAGCTTGAATCTGCTGTTCCAGGGTTTTCTGACCAAGGCGCAAAAGATGCTGAAGCGTTTAACGATGCTTTGCAGGATATGCGTGGCGTAATTAAATCCATAAAAATATCGGTTATGGAAGATCTTTTCCCTGTCTTTACGGATTTATTTAGAACTGTTCAGGGTTTTATTAAAGATAATGGACCGAAAATTAAAGAGCAAATTGGGTTTGTTGCTGGTAAAGTTGTTGATTTTGTAAAAGGTGTATTACCATACATTCCCAAAGTATTGAATGTTGTTGTAGGTCTTGTTGATTTGATTGGACCTGGAGTTTTGGCTGTTTTGGGTGGTTTTACTGCCATTTTGGGTGCTGTTGTTCCTTTGATTCCTGCGTTGATGGGTGCTGTTAGTGTTATTTCTGGGCCTTTATTAGTTGGTGTATTGGGTGCTGTCGTTGGTTTTGTTGCGTGGGGAAAAACTATTTATAGCATTATTGACAACTTGGATTTGCTTAAATCCTTTATTGTAGACGATGTGTGGGGCGCAATCAAGGATTTCGGAAATCAGTTTGTAGAAGTTGCAAAATGGATGTGGGGTGGTTTTAAATCTATCTTTATTGATCCGTGGTGGAATTTCTTTACTGCTCTTCCAAGCGCTATTTCGGACTTGTGGGAAGGCTTTAAAACGGGTATTTCTAAAATAGGCAATTTGCTCTACGATACTTTTATTGGTAGCGTTAAATCGGCTGTTTCTGGAATTAAATCTGTTGTAAAAGGTATTCCTATTTTGGGGAACCTGTTTGGCGGTGATGACCAACCCTCGATTCGTGATATTTCTTCGGCTTCTGCGGCTTCGGGTTCTTCGTCTTCGTCGCTCGGTGCTTCTGTCGCTCAGGCGGTAAGCGAATCCCACACGACTACTACCAGTCGCTTTGCGGTCGATTTCAAGAACATGCCTCGCGGCGTTCAGGTGACGGCTCCGGATCATGGCGACTTTGACTATTCTCGTGGTTATGTTTTGGCGGGTATGTAATGGCTGAACACGAATTTTTATACGCAAATTCTTTGCACAAGGTTCAAATCGATACGCCCCAGGGCGTTGTCGAGTGCGTGGCCGCATCCTATGCAGGCGTGCCGTTCTTTGTCGAAGAGACGGCAAGTTCCGGCGGCCGTGAGGTCGTGACTAAGCCGTTGCCTTTTTCCGATAGCCATGTAAACGAAGATGTCGGCAAAAAGGTTCTTTCGATTTCTTGCAACATTTACCTGACTGGGGCTGATTGCGAAACCAAGCGCGAACGCCTGGAAGAGGCGCTGAACAAGGAAGGTGCTTTCGAGTTCATTCATCCGCATTATGGCCGCATGAACGCCCGCTGCACGGCGTACAGTCTTTCGTTCAAGAAGGCTGAGCAGGAGTTCATTTCGGGCGAGCTTACGTTTGTTCCGGAACAGAAAGTCGAGAATCAGGCTCAAAGTGTCACGGACTTGCGTGGCGTTGCAATTGGAAAATCGGATTCCGCACTGAGTTCCGCAAAGTCGATATTTACCGAGGTTTTCAGTATTGCGGGAAAGGCTAAGTCTGTCGTAGATTCGGTGGCTAATTCCACTACTAAGATGCTTGATGATATCGAAAGTGCGCGTGGTTCTATCCGCAGTGTGTCAGCGTTCGTGAATACGCTTTCGCAGATTCGCGAAAATGTTCAGCTGATTATGATGTCGCCGTCCGACTTTGCGAATCGCATACAGAATCTTTTGACGCTGACCAAAGAAACCGTGTCCGATGATGATGCCAACGGATATGTGAACGAAAGCCTGGTCATGATGCGATCGACAATGGCCAAGAGGCGGAATTCGGCCTATTCTTCGGCAGATGAATTGAGTTCTGAAGTTGACCGTTTGGCTCTTATGAGCGCTGCGGCGATGGCAACCCGTTCCGTGGTGGATTGCTCTTTCACAAGTGCTGAAGAAGCCCGTGAAATGCAGGATTCGCTCAGTTCAGTTTTTGATGCTGCTGCTGAACAGGCTGGTTCTGTCGAAGATTACGCAACTCTAATGGATCTGCAGGCGACGGCACTCAAGTATCTGCGTGACGAAATGTCGAAACTTGCGGTGGTCGTAGAATTGCCGTTGAGCGGGACCCGAGATATTCTTTCGGTATGCTTTGATTGTTACGGTAACCTGGACCGTGTTGACGAAATCCTGGAACGTAACGATGTCGGTGACCCATTGGTAATGACCCGCGAAAAGTTGAGGGTGCTATCCAAATGATCGAGGTTTTTGCCAACGGCCGTAAGTGTTCTAAGTGGACGGATGCCCGCGTGGTTCGTTCTCTTGACCATATTGCGGCGGCTTTTTCGCTCACCTTGGTTGCCAGGAATTCAGATGGCGACCGTGTGCGTCTTTTCCCTGGGGATTCTGTCGAAGTGGCTGTCAACGGGACCAAGGTGATTTCCGGGTTTGTGGATCGTCTTTCAACCTCGTTTTCGGCCGGTTCGCATTCGGTAAGTGTTTCCGGGAGCGAATGTTCTGCGGATATCGCCGATTGCTGTATTGATAACCCGCTGGAGTGGGAAAACAAGAAAATGGACGAAATTATCCGCATTGTCTGCGCTAATTTCGGTCTTTCTTTTTCGAATCGCATGGGCGTGGATGTTGGCGGCCCGTTCCAGAAGTTTTCTGTCGAGCCTGGAGCCAAGGCGCTTGACACGATCACGAAGCTTTGCAAGGAACGCGGAATCCTGTGTTGTTCCGACGGCATGGGCAAAGTGTATCTGCTAAAGCCTGATTCGTGCCCGCGTGGGCCAGCCTTGAAGCAAGGTGAAAACCTGATGGCGGCGAGCGTGGATTTCTCGCTTGTTGACCGTTTTTCGACATATACGGTTTACGGAACCGGCAAGGCGAAAAATAAGGTGGTAGCTACATCTTCGGATTCCGACGTTTCCCGTAACCGTCCGCTGATTGTCGTGGATTCCAATGCGGTTGAAAAAGACAAGGTGCAAGCCCATGCGGATTGGGAATGCCGTGTTCGCAGGGCTAAATCGATGGGATTCAAGGCGACTGTTCACGGCTGGGAACATTCGTCGGGTCTTTGGGTTCCTGGAGTTATTTGCTCCTTTGAAGCCCCGGAGCTTTTTGTCGAGACGCCGCTTGATTTGTTGATATCATCTGTGGAATATTCCTGGGGGCCTTCTGGTGAGGTGACGAACATGACGTTGGTTCCGCCCGAAGTTTTTGAGCCTCAGCCGGAATCCAAGAAGGTCAAGGCGGTAAAATCGGCGAAAAGTCCTAAATCTGACCCGTGGAAATCTATCAAGAAGGCGGTGCAAGGAAAATGAGCTTTGAATCTTTGGTTGAGTCATTGATGGCGAAGCTCCGCCTGATGGTGGGCCGTTGCGTAATATCGGCTAGCCGTTACAAAAACGGTGAACTTTTGGCCGATATTGAGCTTGTTGCAGGCGAGCGCCGCCGAAATGTTGAATTTTTGCAGCAGTTCGGTTTTTCGAGTCGCCCCAAAGGTGATGTGGAAGGCGTTGCGCTTTTCATTGGCGGGTCCCGCGACAACGGAGTGGTTATATCTACTCGAGGCGAATGCCCTGACTTGAAAGAAGGCGAGGTACGAGTGCACTCCCCGTTTGGATCCAGCATTACCTTGAAAAATGACGGGTCTATTGAACTAGCTACGAATTCGAATAAGTTTCGCTTTGTTGGCGATATCGAAGCTACCGGCGAAATAGCGGCAAAATGCGATTTAGCTGCGACAATCGTCAAATTGTCAACGCATAAACATCCGACAGCTGCGCAGGGTTCTCCGAGTTCTCCGACGCCTGGAACGTAAAAAAAATCTTGTGTCAAAATCGGCCTTTACTATGTAAGGGCTGTTTATTTTTATACCCGTGAGCGACCTGGCTTTATATCGCAGAAGCGACGGAAATTTTGACCTTGCCTTTGATGAAGGCGGGGGTGATTTGCTTACTTCGGACAGCCTTGAAAATGCAGTCGTGATATCGATTGGGACTTATGCTCGCGAACGCTATTTGGGTAAATCGGCTAACCTTAAGCCTT